CTGGTGATCGGAAACTGGCCGGTAGCGCCAGACGATAGCTGTGGAAAGTAAATCATTCTAAGTAATGTTTTCGCAGACGGTGAGCGTAGTTTTGCCGCGCATCTCGCCCCTCAGTTGAAAGCCGAATGCGTCCGCGGCCAGGCTACAGTTCGGATACACAGTTCCGTCCCATGGGTCGGTAAAGGTAAAGCTGCCGAATCTGCCCTGGTTCGATACGAAGAACTGGTCGAACGCGGCAAGCTCCGACTCGTCCAGCAGGTCGAGTTGGATAATCCATTGGTGCAGTACCACGGCGCTATCTCGAAAGCGCTGCTCGGTGCCGTCCAAGTAACGGATCGCGTCGGTGTTATATTGCAACGTCCTTTTCGCCGGGTATTGCATTACGGCGCCGGTCTTGAGTGTCGGAAACATAGACGTCAGAGGCTCGTGATCACGTCGTTGATGGAATTCATGTTTAACATCGCTTGCTTAACTGCCTGCGCGATATCGTCGCTATGGTCAAGGAACGACTGGCTGTCCATCGCTTGTACCTGAACGGTAATCTGCTGACCCGCGCCGGCTCCGCTGCTTCCGGCCGATCGGGGTAAGCCATTTTCGCCCCAACTTACCTGTTGGTTGTTAGTCGTGGATTCCAGGTTCAACGAAGGCGGCAGCGAGAAAGGCACCAGGGGCTCAGGCTGTTGCGATTGTCCCCCGCCGAACAAGCTCGAAAACAAGGACACCAGCGGCAATAAACTTAGGCCGCCACCCAAAATGCTGCTTGCCGTGTTGAGCACATCCGAGACTCCCCCGCCGCTGCTGGAGCCCTTTGCTTGACTATTTTGTGCCAGCGCATCGGTGTTGGCGGATGTCGCCTGCGTCTGCGCATCGATTACTTGGGTGGCTTGCGCCAGCGCGGCGGTTAGATCCTGGTCGCCTGTCGCCGACTGGCCGCCCGCCGGGCTGCCCGAAGCTTGGTTAAATGCGCTCAGCAGCGTCTGTTGTGATGTACTAGCAGGCATTTCGTCCCCTTGGCGCGGGAGCGCGCTCCTGGCGCCCCGCGCCGGCGCCGCTGTTCGTCTCCGCCAGCTCGTGTTCCAAGATCAGAAAGGCCTCCACTTCGCGCGCTCCCAGGCCTCGGATTCCTTTTTGTCCTAACTTACGCCGCACCAGATACTCCTCGAGCCATGCCATGCTCTGCGCCGAGATATACGATTTTGGACAGACGGTGGCCGCCACGTTGTTCCTGGCCCATACCACCCGCTCGGGCGTTTCGAGCGCCCGCGGTATCCAGCCACACCTACGCTTCATCTCCAGGCCGGCTTTACGGCAAGCCCCGCACTCCCAGCCAGCCTGGTTGGAGAATTGAAAATGGAGTGCGACGGTCAGTTTTTTCTTTCGGATTCGGAGAGGCCGCACTGTTGCTTGACGGCAGCCAGGGCCTCTCGGAACAACTCTTCGGGCCCATTCGCCGCTAGTGACTCCGGAGTTGCCGGCCGTCCGTCCAACTCCAAACCGGTGACTTCCCGCAGGCCCCAGAGCAGATAGATCCGATCGATCTCCGAGGCCAGTAGCGCGGCTTCCATCTTTTCGTTGGGAGCCTCGCCCGCTTCTACGAATTCCTTACGCGATGCCAACTCCCGGATGTGGCGGGTCAACTCCACTCGGCGCCCAAACGACATCTTGGCGACCGTGTAACTTACTCCGGATGCCACGGTAGAATCTATTGTCACAAAACTTGTATATTCCATCCCGGCCACCTTGTAAGGCGGACCCCCTGGTCCGCAGGGGTCCCCCTGGACCCGTTCTTGACTATCCGAACGCCACCACGATTTCGTTGTCCGCCGTCCCCTGCGCTTTCGATCCTTGGAATTTCCACTGCAACATGTTCTCGCTATCGTCGAACTGAGGCACAACCGGCACCACGCTCGTCATATAGACGCCCATCACCTGTCCGGTTTGCTGGCCCAGTTGAAACATGACGCTTATGGTCGACTGTTGCCGCGCCGCCTGGTACAATCCCTGGGTCGCCGAATCGTCCATCTCGTACAGGCTGAAGGCCGCCGTCACTGACCGGGGTCCCGGTGCAATGGCCAGCGGCAGATTGGTTCCAAACTCCTTAGACCGCATGTCCAGGCCGTTGTCCAATTGGAACGTCCCGCTCGTGATCGTGTAGAACTGCCCGGGCGTGCTGCCCAGCCAGGCTTCGCCCATGTTACCCGGCACAATTGCATAATCGAAAGCGCCGAGTGCCGGCTCAACCGGAAAGCTTGCAAGCTCTCCGCTCCCAGCCGTGAAGCTCGAAGTGTCTATCAGGTCTTGCGCCATACCCTCGAACTCAAACTGGTGAAAATCGCCATTCACCTTTATCGTCATCCTGTCTACCGCCGCCCCGCAGAGAAGACGCTGCAGCGCAGTACTGGGATCCCAATAGTCGAAGATGCTCACGCTAGGCAAGTCCGTGGCCGGAAAATAGGAGATACAGGGAGCCAGTTCGGCTCCGGCCGCCGGAGCAGTCGAGAATGAGGCGTTCACGTGCACGGCCGCCGAGTTCACGATAGTGGTGACAAACCGGATCTCGCCGTTGCATGATACTCCCTGACCCACGGCCAAACCGTGTGGCGCCGCAAAAACCAGAGATGTGCCGCTCGATCCCGCGCCGGCGGCTCCTCCGGCATATATCGCCGGAGCGGCGCCCATGCTGGCCTGAAAGAGCGGACCATAAGACGGACCCGCGCTCTGCCCGTCCCAGCTTGTCATATAGGTCGTCAGGTCGAAACTGGTGGTGAGCCGCAGCCCCACGGGTATTCCGACGAATGTCCGGCTGCCCGTCTTATCCCGCCGGTCGGCCTTTTCCAACTGGTTCTTGGCCGTCAGCTTTACCGCCGGAAACCGGTTTTGCGCCGTGATCGCCGGTGTCTGTCCGTAGCTGCTTTCCAACCCGGTATAAAAGCGGTTGGCATTGGATGAAATATACGAAGCCATAGCTCTAGTCGCTCACCCCTACCTCGAACGTCACCTTTCCTACCTGGATAAAGTTTTGCCCGCCATGCTTCACGGGGCCTAGGACCGCGTCGTAACGTCCGGCGTAATACATTCCCTCACCCCAGTCTCCCCGGTTCTGGTCCAGCACTTGGGTCACCGCATCCACATACGATTGCAGTTGATCTTCGAGCCCTCCCAGTCTGTCCTGTGAAACTCGCACTTCGATCGCCATAAGGGCCTGCCCCGAGAAGTTTCGGAACTTCTCCTTGAGCTGATTCACGATCTTCTCGCAGTGCACGTTGACCGCCGGATACTGCACATCGGTGCTGCGCTCCGCCAATTCGATCGATACGTTCTGCGCCAGCACCTGATTTTGTCCGATCGGCGCCAGAGTCGTGTTTTCAGCCAGCGCCAGCGTCGCGATGCAGGCGTTCAATCCCTGCGGTGCGTTCAGGAGCGTGACTACCTGCGCGGTGACCGTGCTGCCTACCCATGCCATCCTTCAACCCCTCTGAATCAGCCGCGGCAGTGCGCGCACATAGTCTGGCGCCTGTCCGGAGCCCGGTGCCTGCCCCAACGTGGATACCGGCCCGGCCTGCACCCACACCTGATCCAAGGCCTGCGGTGACGTGTTCTGTAATATCAATGCCGTGGGCGACAGGCCCACATAAACGTTCCATGCGGCGGCATTAGCCGGTTGATTGACAGGCTGGACCACTAGCGCCGTCCCCGCCGCCGTTGTGAGACTGCTCGGATCGCTGGCCTGTCCTTCTTCGTTCTCCGCGTTCAGCCACGACACGCTCGCGCAGTACGTCATTGCCGGCTGACCACCGGGAATCGACGTCAGAGTCGGCGCGGCCGCCTCCGAAATCGGATCGGAAGCGATGCCGATTCCGCTCTGAATAAGCTTTTCCAGCGCCCACTTCGCCAGTTGTTGAAACTGGTCGCGCTTGCCCTTATAGCGGTCGTTCAGTTGATTGAAATAGCAATCCTGATACGTCAGCACCAGAGTTTGGAACACATGCCACAGTTGCAGCGGAGGCGTTACCACAATATTGTTCAACTGCGGGTCCGGTTGCAGCCAGAACTGCCATTCACAGGTATTGCCGCTTTGCAGCATGGTTGTGAGCTCGATACCAAGCTCCTGTTGTGCTAGTGTCAGCTTTTGGCTCAGATCGATGTTTTCGATCTGCGCCGTGGCCAACAGGGAGGAATCCTGTAGCGTGAGATCCTGGATCGTCGATATGCCATCGGTGAATAGCGCCATCGTCCCGACCGCCTACTCTTTGCCCGTCTGTGCGCCGCTCTTCAGCTTGCGCAGCTCATGCGGCGAAATGACGGTGAACTGCATGCGCGACGCCGCCGCCGTTTGATCCGCCTGCCGCTTCGCCTCCGCCTTTTGCTCCATGAAGTCGCGCGTTTCTTCCGCGGTCGCAAGCCGCGCAGCCCCTTCCACGATCATCCTGGCCGCAATTCGGCGCGGAACCTCGGTGCGCACTCCTTCCCGCCCGCCATCTTGCGTCTCCAGGCTCACGAGTACGGCCGAAGGATCCTTTAAGCTTTCCTCCAATGCCCGAATCTTCTTGAAATACACTTGTAGGTCCATGGTTGTCTCTCGCGGGGCCGGGCACACCCGGCCCCTTCTTCTTGTAATCGCCCGCCGCAGGCCACGCGCGCACTCAACGACAGCTAAGCGTTCACCTGCACGCCGAAGTTGTTGCGGATCACCGCGCAACCGTAGAGTACATCTACCGTGAACTGCTGGGCCAGGGTATTGGGCTGGTAACTCATCACCACCCGCATGCCGAAGTTACCCATCTCCGCGTAGTGCGCCACTGCGCCCGTGCCGTAGAGCGGCTGCGGCAGTCTGCGGATAACCAGGCCGATCGCAGGTTTCGTGAAGGCGATGTTGTGGGTCGTCATGGGTGAGCTGCCGGTGTACGCAATGTACTGCGACCGCATCACAAAGAAGTCTTTGATCTTTCCCACCGTGCCGTCGATCAAAGCGCGCAGTCCCGCCTCGCCGGCGGTCTGGAATTCGCTGAAGCGTTCGATCTGCCGCAATGCGGAATAGGTCGCCGCGTCCACCACCAGAAATTTTGGCTCGGACGGTGGAACCTTTGCCGTAAATAGCGCGCTTTCTGCCTGATCGATCACCGCTTCTACCAGCGGTGTCCCCGGCGTGCCCACCGGCGTGTTAGCCGTAAATCCGGCAAACAGGTTCAGCAAACTCGTTTCGATGCTTTCGGCTATAGCCACCACCGCCGGTTGCATGTAAACCGTCAGTAAGTCCGGCACCGCCAGCACCTTGGTCACGTCGGGAATCTGGAAGGTAGCTTCGGCGTGTGTGTTCAACACGATCTGCGCATTCCCCAGGTTCGGGTTCTGCGGTTGAACTGTTCCGCCCTCCGCTATGTTGTTGGCTACCAGCACCGGAGGAATCGGGATGTTTACCGTGTCCCCCGCCTGCGCCAAAACAGGTTCGTAATCGCGGTTGACCAGGTTACCCATGACTAGGTTCCCGACCAAGGCGGGCAGAGCGTCTGCCGCCACCAGCTTCACGATCGCGCTGGCCACATTAGCTGATGTAATTATCCCCATTCATTCTCCTCAGTTGATCAGGCCCTTTGCCTGTCTTTTTGAAATCAGGCATTCCTGCCTGTCGTGCCTATATGCCCCGCAAGTTCTGCGAAGCCACGCGCAGAATTTCCTTCCGCACCCGCTCCATCTGTTCGGAACTCATTCCCGGCCGGATCCCGTCTATATCTATGCTCTCGGTGCTTTCACGCGGCGCCTTGTGCGCGGCGGTAATCCCCGATCCACCCGGTATCCGTGCCGGCAGAAACTCCGGATTCTCGCTCACGAAGTTGCTCAGATATTCTTTCAGCGGCACTTCGCCTTCGTCTCCCCGTGCCAGCAGGCGCCCATCCTCCGTGCGGAACACGCCGTCGTGCACCGCCCGGTATGCCAGGTC